TTAGATGCGTCAAGTGCTGTGTGATACAGCAAGTTACCAGCAGTAGAAGCATCACGGATTCCAATGTGTGTAATCGTACCCCATGCACCACCAGCTTGAGGAAACTCAACAGCCGCAGAGTTGGTAGTCACACCATTGCTAGGCGCACCAAAAGTTACAGCCTGACGAGCATAAGCCGTACCAGAACACTCAGTTCCTGTATCAGCATCTGTTGGGTCAGAAGTGTACAAAGCCACATAAACAGTTGTTGGTGCTGTGTAGCTAGTCGCTCTCAAAGTTACGTTGATAAGAGCATTTTCCAAGTAGTTAGACATTTCAGACATAGTTTCACCTTGTAGTAAGTTTCATTGCTAATGGGACACCAGAATACTGACCTTCTTCGTCAGACTTGGTAAGGGAGGAGATCGCTCTGTCGTACATAGTTCCCCATGTATTGATTCGAGCATCATTCATCAAGTAAGGCTCTGCCTCAATCAATGCCGCATAAAGTAAAGCATCAGGTGCAATATTCAAAAACACATTAGATGCGTTACTGCTTGACAGATATGGAGGGGCAGCAAAGTACAACATCCTCAATGTGTAAACACCATCAGGAGGAGGAGACAGCAAGAACTCATTAGCCAGAATTGTGTAAGACTTAGGAACACCAACTTCTGATGCTCTTGGGTCATTAGACAAAGCAGATGGGCTAGAGTAACTCAATGGCTGAATTGGGTTTGTTAATGCGACAAAATCACGAATCTCGATAAAGTCACTAGGTAACTCGACAGTACCATCACCAGATACTGTAGCTGTTGTTACAGATTTAAGCATCTGACGAATACGCAGTTCTCTACGCAGACGATTCTCAGCAAATGTAATGAAGTCTGGAATCTGGTTAGTCAGATCAGACCTAGCCAGATAACCTGCGATTGAGGTCTTTAAATCAGAGTAAGTTGCGAAACTCATACTACTCCTGTCCTTGTGCGCCATGCACGATTCATTGGGTCATTTAACCAAGCAGCAAAACGCTTGTCATCAAGAACAGCAAAGCCACGCATGATGCCTTGTTTGTTTAGATCATCAATAACTGTCATTGGGATAGATGCGACCTTATTGCCAAACAAATTATCAGACCATCTTGCTCGCTCATCAAAGGAGTTATATTCTTTTTTGTTCTGTTCAATAATGTCAGTAACATCTTGGCGAGTTTGAATAACAATGCCACCTTCGCCATCGGCATGAACAGCAGTTTGTCTAAAGTTGTTAGGATTTTGCATAGCCTAATTCTATCAGTTTGAGTAGAAAAGAAAATGCCCCAGAGGTTTAAGTCTGAGGCATTTTTCGGAGTTACCTTAGATTAAGGTGTGAGGTCAGCAATGATGCCGTGAGCAGCTTGGTTACGAACTTCCAAGGTGTACTCGCACAGCAATTGTGTAGACTCGTTGTCACCAGTTACAGCCAACTCGTTGGTCTGGAATGGGCGCAAGAAAGCAACAGCAGCCATGTCAGGGTCAAGCACATAAGCAACTTCATCGCAAGTATTGGTAGAAGTCATGAACCTGTTGGGAACAATTGAAATTGCACCGAAATCTGACAGGTACACATCTGCGGCTGAAATAATAGTCGTAGGCGTATTGCTTGGGGCCATGAAACGCTGTGCAGCAATACCTGTGAAAGCAGAAACCAACTGCTTGTGAGCAGGGTTGACCATCAACACTTTAGGATTGCCACCAGAGGCGTAAACGCTACGAACAACAGTCTTCAACAATGCTTCGTCAAAGGTACGATTTGTACCATTGGTGCGAGCAGTTGTGCCCAAGTTACCAGCAACACCATCAGTACCGCCAGAGTAGTTAGAGTTCAGCCATGCTTGCAGACCACCCAATTTACGAGCAGTAGTAGAGTTGCCGTTAGAAGCAATCTGGTTGCTCAACAAAGAGGTTTCCATGTCACGCTTGATTTCGCTAGAGGCTTTAGCCAATTGATAAGCCTTTTCAGACTTACGACCAGCTTTGTCAACAGCTTGCAAAGTGCCAGAAATCTTTACAGTCTTCTGTGCGATTTGGCAACGATTACCAACACGAGTGGTTGGTGACATAGTAGCGTCAGAAGCGGTGTCGCCTTCAACAGCAAAGTTAGACAGGGTTGCAGCAGCCAAGCTGTCAGTCTGCCACTCGTGCAGAACAGCAGTAGCCTTTGTCTTGCCAATGGAAGACATGAAAGGTGTGTCTGTTGGTGAAATCGAATAGATAACATCCGAGAGGTCTTCACGCATACCGATTGCGGTATATGTTTGATAGGTAGCCATAATTTACTCCAAAATTTAAAAGAATCGTTCAAATGCTTTGGCAGCGTCTGAGACTTTTCCTGTCTCACGCAACCTTTGCATCGCCTGTTTGTCACTTGATGACTTAGTAGGAGGGGCAGAAGTTCCTGATCGCATCATCTTAGGAGCAGCTTGAAGTTTCTTGTTTACCTCTGGCTTGCTCTTTTGAAGTTGCTGATACTTCATTCCGTTATACAAAGTCACCACAGCACGACTGTCATATAGTTGACTGAGTTCTTGGTCTGACCACCCAATAGACTTCGCATAGTCACGGATTTGTTTCCGAACCGCATCACCCTGTGGAGTGGCTAACTCAGGAATCAAACTGGTTAGCTTCTCAGACTCTTGACGGAGATGGTTTTGCAAAGAGGCATGGTGCTCAGATTGTTGCTGTTGGGCAAGTCTTTGCTGCTCATTCCTAACTACTGCTAATTGCTTCTCTCGCTGACTCTGTTCAGCAACCGCCACGGCATAGCCAATGGGGTCTGTTTCCTTTAGAACATCTAAGTTAACACCCTGATCTTGCTGCGTAAGGAAGCTATCCAACGCTTGCAACTTCTGGGCATACGCCTGTCGCTCTTGTTTTACATACTCTAAGTGTTGACGTTCAGCTTCTAAAGCCTTACGTTGTTCAGCTAGAGCCTGAGACTTTTTAGTGTAATCTGCACCTTGTTGATAACCCTTGATGAGTTCGTCAAGTTCTACCTCAACTTCCTCACCACTTGCCTTGACTTTATATCTAGGCTTGGGTTCTTCAGATTCCTCTGAGTATTCAACTTCATCATTGTTCTCAAGTTCTTCTGACTGTTCTTCGGTTTGGCCTTGTTCGGCTTCCTCAGAATCACCCATCATCCCTTCAAACGCTGAAGCGGCTTGGTTTACATCTAGGCTTTCACTCCCTTGTGGGTTGGTGTTTTCCATTTGTCATCTCAAAAATCGCTAGAAACCTTCTAGACGGAGGTGTGGCTTTTATACCACAGAATTACAAAATCTTCCACTTTTTCTCTTTGATTATAGTTTCCGAGGCCAAGCCTTCTAGGTGTCCTGTAATCAATTCAATTGTCTTGATGTGTCTGTAAGCATCTTCACGCTTATCAGATTCTTCACCGCTTGTGTTAATTATTACACTAATCTGTTGTTTTTTCAAGTTATCTATGACTTCTTTGAAAAAGTCATCATTAAGTAGGTTTCTGGCCCATTGCGCTGTTAGTTGTTTGTCCATACTGATTCTGTATTCCTGCAATTACATCGTTGATTGAAAGGTTCTGTGGTGATGAACCGCCCAAGATTCTAGTTAAATCATCAATCGTCATGTTAGATGGCATTGCAGGGGCTTTGCCATAGTCAGGACTTAGTAATCTTTCCCATTGAGTGCCACGCAATAATTCACGGCTACCAAAGTCAATAGGTGCTAATGGAGTAAATGTAGTACCTGTAGGTTTAATTGGGCTTGTCCAATCGGTAGGTATAGGTACTATTGGAAAGCCACCACCACCACCACCAGTTGCCGAATTTATACCTGCTATTGTGGCAGCAACACTTGCGGCTCGTATTACATCAGATGCTGTCAGTCCAGTTTTAGCGGCTGTTGCTGCTGGAGTGGTTGTTACAGTAGGGTCAATAACACCTGTAGTAGCACCACTAGGGTTTATACCTGTATTTACAGCACCAGAGCCAAGACCAGTTATTCCTGTTGATACACCTGTATTTAACGCACCAGCACCCACATTAGCTGCATTGGTTAATCCAGTAACCCCACCAACTGTAGCGGCTGTATTTGCACCTGTACCCAAAAGTTGTGAGCCAAGTTGTGAACCAGTTAAAACACCAGTACCAACCAAAGGTGTTGTAGATGTTGTACCAAGCAAGGCTTTACCTAACTCAGAGCCAGCTAATATTCCAGTTCCTGTTAAACCTGCCACTCCAGCACCAGTACCTAACAAATTTGTTCCTAAAGTTGAACCAGTAAGAACACCAGTACCAGTTAAACCTGTACCTGCGGTAATACCTGCGCCTGTACCTGCTGCACCAAGTCCAGCACCTGAAGCATTTAAACCTAATCCACCTGCACCTGCTGTTAATCCTGTGCCAGAAGTTATACCTCCAACTTCTGTACCCCCTAAAGGTAAACCTGCACCAGTTGCATCTACTGGAACACCACTAACAACTGGAATAGAACCATCTATGGGAGTAGATAGAATCTCACCAGTAGCAGGATTTAGGTAGCCTTGTAATGCGCCACCTGCACCACCAATCAAAGCACCCTTGAGTACGTCTTGACCTGTTAATGCGGCAGTACCACCACCAAGCAAAGCACCACCTAATGCGCCAGCAGCGACCTGACTAGCACCAGTACCCAACAAAGCATTACCTAGTA